ATATTCACCCTCTCAAGAAAAAGCGAGATTTCAACAAAAACCTCCGACAACCAAAATAATATTATTATTTAGTCACTCCACCGATATTAACTTTCAAACATCTTTCATGCTAAATCACATAGACCTAAAACCTTACCAAGATGAGACCACGACCAACCGTTCTGTTAATTAGGCGCGCAGACTTCTTTCACATAATCCTGGCAGGCCTTCAAAGCAATTAATCCTTGATCACCTGCATCGGTGATACCGATAATTCTTTGAGCATGCGCAGAGTCAAGGTGGGCTCGACGGGCTGCATGAACCACGCCGACGGCGCTGGCGGTGGAAGACACGCTGCAGACACTGGCTGGTTCCTCGGCGAGGAGGACTGACAGCCGAACATCAGAAGTAGCAAGACGATCACGCAGTACAGCCTGAGTGTGTTGAGCATCGGAAAGCTCCTGTATGTGTTTTTGGTCTTGGATGGCAAGCTGATGCTCTGTGGTCATGCGCTTGTCCTGTTCGGCGCGGGCTCGGGTAGCGGCGGCATTGGTGATCGCCGCCAGGTCTGCATGATGGAGTCCGGCTTGCTCTGCAAGCTCTCTGCCCAAACGCCAGGACTGGACCTGCCATGTACCGGCAGCGCTGATAACCATCGCCATCAGTACCGTAACGAGGATCTGCATGGGCGTCATCACGGTACATCCTTAAAAAATATATGACGTCCCAGGTGTAACGTCTGTTTAGCCTTCGCCGCCCAGTCAGGTGGAGAAGGCAAATTATTTGCGTAGTAATGTGTAGCACCGCCAGTAGGATCAGCCACGGTGCCTGCAATCACATCGTCAGCTGCACGCTGAGCCTGGGCAAAATGCGCGGCTGGAATTACCTTGGAGCCACTCATATATGCATAGTTCGGGTCATTCTGATTCCAGCAACTAAACTGCCTGGACTTCAGACACACCCCTGCATACCCCTCCCCCCACCAAGATCTGTCCTTGCCGTCGAACACTCGGTTACGGATGGTCCAGGCCACAGCGAGCTGTCCGTCCAAACCTTCGCCACGAGCTTCCCCCCAAAGTGTAAGCGCCAAGATTTCCCGGTCTTTCTCGGTTGCAGTCATACTTTTCTCCAGACGAAAAAAACCGCACAACGGCGGAAATTAGAATTGAAAACCAACTTAGTAAAGATGGATACACGGTACAAAGCCAAGCTGAATTAGGGTGGGATAACTATTGCGACAAGGAGTTCCCGAACCGTTATTACTTGTCAGCATTTAGAGGAAGCACATTGCTATCATCCACGCCATATTTCGTGCACTGAGACGAGGAATGCGTTAATGGTGTTGAGCCCTCCTAAAACTCCCAATAACCAGGGATGGATTTGGGTCTATAAAAAAATAAGGCAATTTGGATTCTCTCGATTTACAGCTTTTTACAGAGTAACCCTCTATATTTTACGTGGAGATACAGGGACTTTCAGATTAAAAAATGGCTGGACCAAGTTCCGCTTCCGACGTTAGTTGTCTTCAGCAATCTGTAGCGCCTTCAAACTCAGGCAGTGTTTTCAGGTACTCGTATGCCTGCTTGAATGGGTTCTCGCCGTCCATGTCGTAGCGTGTCGTGTAGTACACATACGTCAAAGGGTCGCCGTTAGCCTGGGCGCAGGTCTGAACGCTGAAGGTCATTTCTGCCTTATCCGCACCTAAGGTAGCCACTGCAACAGTGACATAGGCTCCTGTGACCTTTACGTTTTTGTAAATCACATCTAGTGCAAGTGCCATGCTAGTAGCCTCTGGAGGTTTAGATTGCGGCATTGCCGTTCACAGTGAGCCAATCGGTGGCGACGAGGCCTCTCGCATAGACCCATTGAGCTCCACCGGTACAGTCCGAGCAAAACGCCAGCGCCCCAATGTTGCTCGCCGCACTGAGAGCCAGCAGCTGTGCGCGCGTAAAGCTGTTGAAGTACAGCCCTGCACGTAGATGCTGCATGCCGCCGGGGTTGTCGGTTTTTACGAGCTGAGTTATCTCGATCCCTGTCGACGTGACCACATTGCGCTTGCGCACGTTAGCGGGTGTGTCGAAGTCAGTGGCCATGGGCTCGACGTTGGAGACCACACCGGGTTGCGACGATGTCCTGCGAAGAACCACCCCGGTAGAGCTGGCAAATGCAAAAGAGCGAGTCATGGTCAGCGTAAAGTCCGACCCCGAGGAGGCGTCCCCCGTGATCGAAATTTCCCGGCCTGGGCGATCGCCAATGGTTGTACCGCGAGCGAGCCTGGATGGGGTGCCACGGTCATTGACCGCACGAGAAACGAACCCTAAGTTGAATCCGTTAAGCCCCAGAAATTCCCATAGCATCTCGGCGGCATAGGCCTGTGCGGCTGCCACCGGATGGATGCCATCGTCAGTCCCGAAGATGGTGTTCATATCGGCATGCGTGCCCAAGAGGTGATAGCTGTCGAAGTACAGATACGACGCACCTTTGTTGCCGCAAAAGCCCTTCAGGTAGTGCCCGGACCTCATCTTGAATGAGTCGTTTAGGGTTCTCGGTGTCGACCCGATGAACAGCTTGTCGGCATATGGACTAGACGCATCAAGAATACCTATCAGGTAGTTGAACGATGCATCAGCGGTCGCCCCATCCCCGAAGTCGTCGTCCATCTCAAAGGTGATGAGGTCCGGGTTTATGTCAGTCAGTGCCGACTGCCAGATCGATCGCCCCTGTGCGGATGCTGTTGCATCAGCCAACAAAAGGCCTCCACGGTTCATGGTCTGATACAGGTCGAGACCGGACACGGTGGTGTTGCGGGTATGCACAAAGAGTATGCGTACCGAACCGCCAGAAACGGCGGTCAACACGGCAGCAGTAGCCACTGCTTGTGTGTAGGACAAAACGCCAAGACCAGTGACATCGGCGGCAGCGGAGACGGTTGCCACGACGGTACCGCCGACGGAAAGGTTCAGCGTGCCGGCGGAGGGCTCTTTGATGTAGTACACCTTCACCTCAGTAAAGGTTGGCGAAGATCCCGAACGAACCCAAAGCGCTGATGCGCCATCATTAAGACGACTGACGAGCCCAGTAGGCCAATACTGGTACTGGAGGGTTTCAGCAGTTACCAGCGAAGCGTTGTTGAGCGATAGGTCATACCCTCCAGTGGGCGTCCCTTCACCAGAGCCTGTGCCAGCGCTGTTGACGCCACTCATGTTAACCCCGCCCATCCGGCGATCCAGTGATGCGTTGAGCTGAAGCATTTTTGCCCCGGCCAAACTGTCACCTAGAATGACGACCCGCAGATGGGTGATAGCCGATGCGGCCGCAAAAAGCTTGCTGAACACTTTCCTCGGTTTTCGCAGACTCAGCTCAAGGGCCGCACTGACTGTAGTGCCCTTATCGCCGATCAAGCTAGCCCCTTTACCCGGATCGGTAGGGTTAGCAAGTGCTAACTGGATCGCCTGCCCGTCCGCATTCGGGGTATACCAAGCGAATCCCGTGTAAACACGCTCGATACCTTCAGAGGTATTGAAATATCGATCTCCAGCCACTAATGGTTGACCCAAAGGGTTTGTAACAGGGTCAGACGCCAGCGGACCAAAGTTACGTCCTGCGTATTCCTTGGCGACATCAGCATAGGATTTAGCAACATCCGCATATTGGCGCGACGCACTTTCAACCTTATCGAGCAAGTACCGGGTTGGAATGCGCTTTCCTGTATCAAAAGCCGTTCCATTGTCATTGAGATAGATCGCATAGGCGGCTTCATCTTCAGGTGCGACCACCTGAAAAATCTTACCGTTTGCAGTGGCTGCAAGCCCTAATGGAATGGTTCTGTATACACCGTTAGTCAGAGCGAGAACATCGTCAGGGTCGGTTACAACTATATCGCGGACCAGAGGTGCGGAATATCCACCTCGATGAAGTTGCACATCAATTCGGTTGCTACTGGTGTAAAAAAAGACTCGGGCATTCTTATCCGCTAAAAACGGATTACCCAGAGGAACACTCCCCAATGAGTCCAGAAAAAGCGCCGCCCGCGTCTGGGTGCCGCTTACAAACACATCTACCGTTGCACCGGGCAACAGGGCACCGTCCTCAGACCTGGCGGCGAAGAATTGGATGGGCTGCATGGTGGCTCTCTATCAAGTGTTAAAGATGATCGCCGGAGCGAAGTTGAGTTGGCTACGTACACTGCTCCAGGTGTCGTACGCGGCAGCACAGAGGTAATACGTGGTGTCTGGCGTCAGTCCAGTGATCTGCCCCGTACGCGTTACGCCTTGATAGCCAACAGTTCCTGCAGTTGCTGGATCAAAGTCTTCCTCTGTTGAATACACAAACACATAGCCGGCCGCGTCTGGCTCAACACTGGCTGCGCAACTGACGTCCGCAGTGGTGGTGCCAGTAACCGTGGCGGAGGCTCCAGTAACGGGCGCAGGCGCCCTATTCGTGACCAACAACGACACCAACTGTGCCTGGCCTGCAGCATTGCGCTCGATAACCTCCACGCGATAGCTGCGAATAAGCGCGCCGTCCAGTAGCGCATCTTCACGTTGGTACGTGAGCGCCGTGCTGGTGGTAGCCACCTCTCGAAGGAGAGCATTGCTGCCCGCGTGACGGATGCGCACAAAGCGATCCTCGGCCCGAGCACCGCCCATCCAACTCACAGTGAAATACGGCGCCTCAAAGGCACCGACCAGGGCAAGATTCTGCGCAGCATCAGGGGCCACCCGGGCGGGCGATAACGTGATGCTGTAGGCAGTGACATCCGCCAGATCCTCAAGCGCTCGACCAAACACGTTAAAAGAGCGGAACTTGACCCAGACGGTCTTGCCGACCTGGTCGGATGTGTAGCTGTACTTCCAGACCGCATCATCCAACCGCACAAAGGGTGAACCGGCCGAGTGACTGGAGATGGCCGTGCTCAGACGCCCGCGTCGCAGATACCCCAGCTCGTAGCCCCCGACGCCGGTGAGCACCGCGTCGCGGTAACTCAGCAGCTCACCGGCTACCCAGCAAAGCGTGGCGCCACTGTCCGCCTCGGCGGTCGTGGCGGCTGCCAGTTCGGTCGCTGCTGCCAGTTGCACCGACAAGGTGTTGACCGTATCGGGATCGCTTCCAGCGGCCAGCGCCGTCGTCAGTTGCCCCATGCGCGCCCTGCCGTAAATCGTCTCCGCTAACCGGTAGCTGTCTCCATCAGCACTGATCCAGATCTCGCACCCGCCCCAGGCTTCCCCCGTGCCGGCAACACCTCCCCAGATCTGCAACACGCCGGCGGGCAGCAAGCTCTCGGGTGGGTTGAACATGATGGGCGCCAGGACGGGGCCAGGTGAGACGTTCTGATTGCCCTGATAACCACTTTTGCTCTGCACGGGATAGTTGGGGGCGCTGCCGACGCCCAGCAACGCATCCTCGGCCACGATTACCAACTTACCCTGCTCGTCCTCCTCGACCGAAATCAGCCGGACCAGGCGCTGGTGCAGGTTTAATCCTGGCTCAGTGATCGTCACCAGGTCCATGGGTTCAAGGAGCACATGCTGCCAGCCGAGGGAGAACTCATATTCATTGCGCACATACAGCTTGCGCTGCACCAGCAACTGCGCCGCATGGGCACCGATGGCTATATCGCAGATTTCGTACGCTTTGATGGTATCCATTGGCTTGGAGCCGAACTGCTCAATGGCAGCCTGATCAGGCGCACGCACCACGTCAGTGTTGTACTCATGGTCGCGATCGAGGATCTCCAGCGACACTTCGTTGTAGCTGTCGGCCTGGCTCTTGATCTTGAGCGAGACGGGAGGCTCACCGTCCTCAGAAAGAAAATCGTCATCGGTCAGGTCCGCCACTGGAGTGATGTTCGGAAACCACGTCACACCGTTGCCCGTGACAGCCTGGTCACCGTAGGGGATCACCTTGAGTTGACCGGCAGACCACACCAGCTCGCTGTTGGTCAGTTGCAACCAGCGCGCGATGGCCTCATTCGCCGGCGACTGCTCGTCGAGTACCGGACTCAAGAGTAAGTTTTCCGCCAAGCAATAGTTGCGGTAGTTCGACATGTCCGCGACCCATGCGGGGGTAAAACCAATGCCGTCCAACGGATCGAGCAACAGCCCGGGCAGGAAGTCGCCCGGGTTAGCATCCGGTAGGCCAGGTACTTGATAACGCCCGTCCACCTCAAACGTATGATTCTGGACGCCCGCGTTATCGTTGAGCAGGTACCTGCTGGAAAACACGTAGGCCGTATCGGAATAGGCGATGGCCTCAGCCGGGTGGCGAGTCTGAAGAAAACCCCACACAGCCTGATCATGAGTGCCATTGGCGTAGTTCAAGCCTACTTGAGCCAGCGATGTGAACACTTCCTTGTCGCGGAAGACACGGTGAATATTACCCAGCGGTCCACGCCCGACAGCAAGGATCAGCGCCGCATAATAGGTATAGGTCGTGTCTTTTTGAGTAGCGCCGCCCCCACCTTTCCCCCCCGACTTTTTAGTCGTGGTTTTCGCGACCGCTTCAAAATCGCTGTAGTAGATAAGGTTTGGACTGACGCGGTTGCGGCCAGCGATCCAGGCGATCGGCTTGCCACTAGCGCTGCTTTGAATCTGTAGCGCATTGATGCGCGTCGCGCTGGTAGAAATCGTACTACTGCTGCCCCCCATCGCTGACTCCATATCGGTTAAGTGTGTAATAACGCACGGTGTGGCTGGATAGCCGCTCCTCACGCATATCTGCAAACTCGACGCCGATGTCCCGATAGGCGTGAATAATGCGGTGCTCATCGACCACCACCGCGCCGTGGCTGAAGGTGCGGCCGAATTTCCAGACAGCGACATCGCCATGCTGCGGGACATCGATCTGCCGGCCGTACAGCTCCAGCCACCACAGGTAGCGTTCCTCACTGCGGTGCAGGTGCCAGTCCTGGGCGTACGCGCCTGGATCAATCGAGGGAATCAAGCCGGCGGCGTGATACACCTCAATCAGCAACCAGGCGCAGTCGACACCAACACCCAGCAGGTGCTGCCGGTGCTGGTACGGCGTGCACAACCAACGCTCGGCCTGCGCGATCACAGCATCACGCTGCAGCACTTCGAACGGACTCATACCGATGTCTCCGCAACGGGAATGAACGGCATACCCCGGTACCGCGCTCGGTTGCCGAATTTGTTGGTGCAGGCATCCAGCGTCCGTGGGCAACCCGGGTAAATCAGAAACTGATCACCCGCCACTGGCAAGCCTGGCAGCCCGAGGATCATCGTCACGGCGCCATCTGCAGTGAATCTGCGTACGGTTCTTGTCACACCTGCATTGGCACCGTTCACAAACCGAATCACGCCCTGGTCGAACCAGCCCTGAGGGGCGGGCACATTGGAGTTCACACGCAGGGCCGTGCTGCCGTCTTGGACCACACCCACGGTTTCAAACAGGGCGCGATTCACCCCGCAATCGGCGCTGTACACCGTGCGCAGGCACGAGGGCTGATAGACTCCCCGGGGCACCTTGGTATCCAGCAGCTCGATCGGCGACTTCACTGTCACCGTCGCCTGCTCGCGATCAGCAGGATCCACCTCCGCAACCCTACCGATGAAGCGTGTGACCGTACCCACGACCGGCGAGCGCCAATCTGCCATAAACGCTCGGACAAGGTTCAGGGTGGCCCCGTCAAACCCGCCGCCGGCAATGAATGGAAGCAAGGGCTCGCCGAACACGGTGTCGTCCATGCCCGCGGTAAAGGTCACGTTCAACGTGTCGACCTCAATCCCGCGCACCGCACGCACGCCGGTGCGCTTGATCAGAGGCCCGCTGGCCGAATAGTTCTGTCCCGCATAGAAGATCTGCAAACCCGCATCGGTGTAACGCAGCACCTGGCCGCTGGCCAGGGCAATCGTGTACAGATCCGCCATGACGAAACTGCGCGCCGTGGCCAGAAAGGCTTTCAATTCAGGTGTGGCATCGATCATGGTTTGATACTCGTGAACGCGATGTTTTTGAGTTCCCAGATCGCGCGATAAGGCTGAGCTACGTCGAGCGAGTCCGCCTCGAAAGCACAGCGAAAATAGAACGCCCCGCTCCACACCAACGCCGCGTTCATCGGCGGGGCCACCGTAAAGGTGATGCGCCCCAGCTCATCCACAGTGAAGGCTAAAGTGGGAGCACCACTTACAGTCACCACATCCACATTGACGACGCCATAGACCGGTTCCACCCAGTGACCGATTTCCCTGGACAGCTGGAACGTTCGCGTAGTGCCATCACCGGTGCCAAAGCGCTGAAGCGTTACCAGGTGATCGCTACGATCAAAAAATAGGAACTCGCCGAATTGCCCTTTGCGCTGATTAAAGAACTCAACCAGCATCGACCATTCATCCAACCCGGGACGCTTGCGCACGGCGTTGTAACTCAGCTGGAAAGACCACAGCGGCGCCGGGTAGTAAGCTGTTGTACGGCGGCGACCACTGACGGCTTTCTGCACACCAGTACTCCACTCTGGCGCCTTTTTTGAAAGCAACGTTTGCCCAGGCAGGCGTGGCAGAACACCTTCAGCCACCACGCCGACGTCGGGATAACTGGCGATCCAACGCGCCGGCCAAAAAGGTCCTAACGACATCTCGCCCCCTAAGTTTTGATAGCGCCGTTGCGCCGCATTTTTTGCATTTCCTCTGCCAGCACCCGCGCACCACGCCGAATATCAGCGGGTGACATCCGACCACTGCTGTCGTGGTAGTGATAGCTGTTGCCAGCGCCACCCAGTTGCCCTTCCCCACTCGCGGCTTGGCGAATGACATTGGCATATTGTTTGGGCAGCACCATCTCCTGCTCATGCAGCTGAGTCATGGGGTTCGTGCCTGCTGGGATGTCGTACCCTCCCTCGGCCGAGGCCACGTTTTTTACCAGACCAAACACGAAAGCACCGGCAGCAACGGCAGCCGCGGCGCCTAAGATCGGCCCAATGATCGGAATGGCCGACATCGCTGCAAAAGCGCCGGCCATGGCCTGCCATGCACTGGCAATGATGTTCTTGATAGTGGCAGCCCCCCAGATCGCTACGGACATGGCAGCACCGCCCGCCTCAGCTGCAGTTCGAACGCCGACACCGACTACCGTTGCACCGGTTTTAGCCGTCTCACCGAAGATCCAGGCCATCAGCGGTTTGGTGACCATGTTTTCAACGAATGCCGCCCCGATGCTAGTGAAGATCCCACGAAGCAGGCCCTGGGTGCTCATGGTGCCACTCAAGATCCCGCTCAGCCCGCTCGACCAACTGGTCCGCAGACTGTCGACCATGCCCGTCCAGTTACTTTGCGACTCAAAGGTTTGCTGCCTGCCAATCACCGCCATGCTGTTGCGGTGCGTTTGTTCCAGCGCCAGGATCTGCTGCTGGACCTGCTGCAGAGCGACCGGGTTGCGGTCAGGATCCTGCTCCAGCAGCGCTTTACGCTCGGCCAATGCCTGGGCTTCGATCGCATACCGTTGCTTTTCGAACTCGACCTGGGCCTGTAGCAGTTGGCCTTGAGTGATCAGGTTGGCCTGCAGATCCAGCTGGGCCATCTGCTCGGCATGTGCGACATCGGTAAGACGCGCCTGCTGATCGGCAGCCAACTGCTGCTGTTTCATGTTGGTGATTTGCTGTTGCTTTTCGCGCTCGACAGCAACCACCTCAGCCGCAGCCTTGCGGTATTCCTGGCTGTCCTGGCCATAGAGTTGACGGCTGCGCTCCAGGGTCTGCTGAGCGATCTGCAGGCGCGCATCCATGTTGTTGCGGTACTCCTGCGCCTGGGCCTGCAGATCGGCAAAAGCTTGGCCTTCGTCCTGCCGGCGCAACGCATTCAATGACGCCAGGTAATTGCGCTGAACACTCAAGCGTTCGGCCGCGCTCAAATCCGTACGTTTGAGGATGCCCTGCCAGTACTGCATTTCCTGTTGTTGGGAGAACTGCAGGAAGGTGCCCTGCTCGGCCTGCTGCTGGGCGTGAGCGACCTTCTGCGCGTCTAGTACTTCTGCCCACTCACTGACCCGTGACTTGGTCTTCGCCGGCGCACTTACTGGGTCATCCGCTTTTTTAGGGGGAGTTGTGGACTCAACGACTTTTTTCCGATGCTCGACAGCTGCAGCGTATGCCTGCTCCAGCTTGGTCAACCGGGCGACTTCAACGCCGTAAGCGGTCGGACTTGTCCTGCCCTGCTGTGGTGATTTGGTCAGGGCTGTATTGCCGGTCGCGGCCATCTCGGCCACTTTACGTCGCTGCTCTTCGATGCGAGCGGAACGGGAGCGCATACCCGCGTCGACCTCCTCCAGTTTATTGGACACCAACTGCATGTTCTCTAGCAGCAGGCGCTCTTCGACCAGCGTGGCTTCCAGCTGGGCCTTGCCACCCCCACCGCGCGGACCGGCAATGACGGTCCCTAACATCGCTTCGTAGCGCGCAACGTTCGCCGCCACCTCATCAACGGTAAGACCTACTCCCGTCATGCCTTTCAATAGGTTGTTGAACCAACTGGCAGTCTCCGACAGCCGCTTGTTCAGGCTGATGAAGACAGGCTCAAGAATGGTGCCGATGGTGACTTGCAGCTGGTTGCTTTTGGAGTCGAGCTCGGCCTGGCTGCCGGTCAACCCATCTGCCGCCTTGGCAGCATTACCGACCTGGGCCTCGGTCTCTTTCATGATGCCGTTGTATTCGGCCGTGATCTTTTGCGAGTCCGACAACTTGTCACGACTGGTGCCGATGCTCTTGGCATACTCGTCCCACATTTTGGCGACGTTTTTCGTAACACCGGCGTTATCTACCAGCACCGAGTTTTCGTTTTTCAAGCCCTCGGTGGCCGACACCACAGCTTCCGACATGCTGAGATTGGCTTGCCGGTTGAACGCTGCAGCGTCTTTCAGGCGGTTGATCACCGCAACGGCCTGGTCGACGTTGTAACCACGACTGAGCAGGTTTTGCAGGGCCTTGGCCGCGTCACCAACGCTGAGCAAGCCGTCGGAGGCGAGCTTGTTGGCCTCATCCATGGCTCGGCCAATGCCGACGCCGGCATGATTGGCCACCGCTTCCAAGCCACGATAAGCAGACTCCTGTTGGATCGCCGCGTCCTTACTATCGCTAACGATCTGCCCGAGCTTGAAAGCACCCAGACCAAACACACCCGCAATGCCAGCCGCCACACCACCGAGGCCCGAGCGCATGATGGCACTGACGCCAGAAAACGCTTCATTAACGGCCGGGCCAAAGCGAGCAAGCCGGGCTTGACTGCCGACCATCTCGGTGTTGATCGCCCTCAGCTCGCGACTAAACGTCGTCCGTGCGTCACGCATGTTGCGTTCAATACTTTCAACCGCACGGTCGAAACCTTGGGTACCGGCAGTGAATTGATAAGCAATATTTCTATCCATGCCTCCTCCTAAGTTTTTAAAAAATTACGTTAATCCGCTGAAAAAACCGCAAAAAAAATGCGAAAAAAAGTCTGCGTTTATTGCTTGCATCGACTCCACACCGCATCTATACAGATATAGCTGGCCTTATAAAAAATAGGAGCACTCACCATGAAGAGGTCAAACGAAGCACACAACTACATAAATGGACAACTAAATATAAACACTCTATTAGCATGCATACTCGGGGTTATATTCTTGTCTGCAATGTTAGTCATGTCTACTTATTACCCAAACGCAGAAGGCATCCAACTTAAGATATTCACAACAACCCTAGCGCTAGCCGCAGGAGGATTCGGAGCCATAATACCTGGAGGACTTGCAATACAACACAAAGGCCTCTGGCGGGCTGGCGGGGCAATGGGACTCGTAATAATTGTTCTTTTTTTTCAACCAGAGATAAATAAAAAAGTAGTCAGAATTGTGGAACCTCCCCAGCCTGCCGGACCTGTCGCTTTGGAGTATTTAAAGTCTATTGATAGCTTTCAATATGTAACCACATGGAATCTACTGGACCCCGAAAGCATAGGGTATTCAGTTGACAGCATTGAGTCACTAACAAGCCTGATCAATACAGTTCGCCGACCATTAGGCGAAGTAAAATCGCGCGCCCCGATGAGAATGAATTCAATTCAGTCACCGCCTGGATATCCTATAGGACTATATAGATTTCTCACCTTTCGAACTCACTTCTCAAATGATGAAACCTGCAGAGAAGAAAACGTCGTTCTTCGAGCGACCCAAGATATAACTTGGAAAGTTTTTGGATACACTATTTCCCCAACACAAATACCCTGCCAATAAAGCCATGAGGCATAGCCATGAACCGTCGACAATTACTTAAAGGATTGACGATTGCAGCAGCCGGAATCCCTCTGAAAACATTGGCATATCAACAGTGCAATAACTATGGCGTGTGTGAAGTGGGAATATCAATGCCAAGACTTCAGCAGACATACGCAGATCAAAAAATGTCCCAGTGGTGCTGGGCCGCTTCGATACAGATGATATTTTCCTACTATGGATATTATGTAAGTCAGGCTGAAATTGTTCTTCAAGCATATGGAAGCATACAAAATATTCCAGCACTGTCAGGACGCGTAATTTCCCAGGCACTGGCACGACGCTGGACTGATGAAAACGGTAGACAATTCCGCGTTAGACTGCGCGCAGCATATGACGCAGACGCGGGAGTTCACGCAATAAACAATCAGCTCATACTACAAAGTCTGGCGAGAGAGCTTCCATTAGTATTTTGCAACCTTTCTCATGCAATGGTATTAACAGCTGCTAGTTTCCAGAATACTCCCATGGGGCCTCAAATATTCAATCTTGGTTTTATGGACCCCTGGCCAGGTAATGGGATACGCGGCTTGAACGACCCACTAGAGCTCCAAACTATGCATACAGGTGGACATCTACGATACCTTGCGCTTCCTATTATCACGCCGGCATAACTCTGATGTTAATACCGCAAGCCTCTTTTCCCTCCATTACTTGTACTAATTTGATGCTGAGAATGCATCTAAAGCGCTGCGCAGATGATCAGGTAATTCATCACGTAGCTCACCAGCCAAGCTGGCAAGGTTGCTCGCTAGATCGGGAGCGTCTGTAGCGTCCTGCCTCGGTGTATACCCCATGTAGCCGGCCACAAGGATGTGAGCCGGGGGATGGTGATGCCAGTACTTAGTCATATGCCCCACCATGACCATGTCCCAATCACGCCGAAGCGTGACCGGGCTTTGGCCCGTACTGGCGATCAGGTGAGCGTAGAGTTGGCCCCAGTCGAAGGGGCCAATCCTTCCCCCGGCGCCGACTCTGTGACCTCCAAGCCCGAGGCACTCATAACAGCATCCAACGCTTCACGCATATTGCGAAGGTCCAGTAGCGCTGCCACCTCTGCACGCTCAATGTCTGGGTAGTTGCGACGTAATGCTGCGTGAGTGGCATCAATCACCGTCGCGATGCTGTCCCGGTCCATGTTGCCGGCCATCACCGCGTTGATCCGCTCCAGCAGTTGCTCCAGATCCCCCAGCGCGAGGGGCGGGATGACGAGCCTTTTCCCCGGAAACGGGAACGAAACGCCGGGAACATTCACGACCGTCATTCGTTGGCACTCCAGTAGCACACCTCGCCGAACTCATCCGCGTAGCCGGTGAATTCAAAGTCCGGGATGGTGTAGTCGTCCTGTTTGGTGGCGATCCCCAGCTTGTTGCTGACAAAGTTCGGCACTCGCACGTACACAGTCTTGCCCTTGTATTTCAAGACCAGCTCGCCCTGGAATACCGGCATGTCACCCATGGGCAGGTTTTTCACCGACAGGCTTTTACCCGTCGTGACGGTGTAGCGGTAATCAATGAACACCGACTTGGCCACGTCTGCAGCGGCAAATGCATATTCCCCCGTCGCAGCATCAAAGGTGTACTGTCCCACTGTCGGCGCGCTCAGTACCCGAACGTAAGGGATCGCACCGGCGCCCCGTACCCCAAGATCACCAGAAAGCGTCCCGCCCACTGGAGGCTCCACGGTAATCTTGGCCCCAGCAGGGATCACCGTGGGTGCCGTGGAGTGATGGACTAGCACCTGGCCTGTCGTAAGGGTCTGTCCGAACACCAACTGATTCCACTGCAGCAGGCTGATCTGGGCGGACTTGGCCTTGCCCGTCAGCTTGCCCTGGCCCCGTGCCGCGTCGACCGCAAACTGCTCGCTGCCGAACAACTCTTTGGAATCGAACGACAGGTCCACCGATGCTTCTTGCATGATGCCCAACAAAATGGGGGTCGGCGCGGAAATAGCATTGCCATAGGCGTCCATCAGCGGAGTGGCGTAAAACAACCCGCTGCCGAATGCGATTTGCATAATGTGTTCCTCAGTAAAAAGTAGGTCCGGCCGTCATGTCGCCGGTGTTGCACAGGTAGGTGAATCGGTAACGCACCATGCAGTTGCCGGCGGTGTTGTCGCCTTCGTCCTCGATCCAGTCGATGTAGAAGCGCTGCACCCGATCCGCCTCCTCAAAGGCGTCCTCTGCCATCAGGACCGCATGCACGGCAACCTTGACCAAGTCGGCCACCTGGTCCCAGGCAGCACCTGTGTCGGTGTCCTCCCGGGCGATGATTTCCACCGTCAGCTCGAACTGGTTGCGATCCACTGCAGCGCTTTCGCGCTCACACGTTTCAAGGTCAGGGCGCAGCACGATCGCGGGCGTCATGTCCCGTTTGATCGCCTCAGTACGACTGCGATACACCCGGTCTGCCGCCAACGTACCGGCGGCCAGAATCAGCGCCTGCGCCTTTGCGACGATGCGTTCTTGAATCGAGGGCATGAGGGTTAAACCTTGGTGAGGGAGGCCAGGCTAAGGGCGCCGTCATCGATCATTCGGCGGTCACGGACGCGAAAAATCACGCCGCCGACGGTGATCAGTTTGGGGTTGTCGATGCCGAGGCGCTCGGCCTCGGCGGTGATGACCAGGATCTCGTAGCCGGTCGATTGGCTGTTGGTGCCGCCCATACCGTGGATCTCGTCCGGCATATCCCGCGCGGCCAGAAACGGCTGACCATCAACCACCCCGCCAACGTCGAAGTCCTCAAGGAAGCCCCTGAGATCTTCATCAAGCATCAGGGCTCACCTTGACGGGCTTGCGTCCGCCCTCACCCGCAGCGGAAAGTGCCGGCGCTGGCACGACCTCCAATACTTCCAACTGGTGGCGAAAGCGCTCGGCCACATCGTCAGGCAACTCGATCACGCCGCCCGGACCGGTCAGTTTGTCATCTGGCCCGCGAAACGAGCCGGATAGCAACGTGTAGGATTTATTCGGCATTACGCTCTCCTGCGACCTTGTCCAGTTTCGACAACCGCTGCCCCAACGCCTTGTCCGGCTCACCGGGGATCACAATCACCTCCCCGGCTTTGAACTGAACAGGCGACACAATGGTGTAGCGGCCCTTCTTGTTTGCGACCGGCTCCAGGTTATGCGCACGCGCACTGGCCTGGGCCGCATTCAGGATCAGTTCCCCTCCATAAAGGGTGATCGTCTGTTCCACGCGGTATTTCGGCATATCAATGCCCTCAGTGAGGTGTCAGGCCGAAAGGCTTACGCCACCAGTTGGTTAAGAACGGCGTACTGCCAGCGCCCAAAACCCACGTTGCGCCAGGTGTCGACTCCGTATTGATGGGCATCGTTGTCGAACTCGAACTCAGAGCCTTCGGCCTTGGCCTTCATGGCCACGTCGGTTTCCTGCTGACGGATGAACGCTTTCAAACGGCCGTCTGTGCGGAAGGTCACGAACTTGTCGACCCAGGCGTTGAGGCGCACGTTACCCACCACGCGGACAACCACGTTGTCCGGCATGACGATCTCGCTGATGTTGGTACCGCGCGGCACGCTGAGCGCCGTCTGCGCAACGCTCAGCAGGTTGAACGGCACCATCACCAGAAACTCGCGTGCCAGTTCGTTGATGGGTTCGCCCTGGTCATCCTTGAAGCTGGTCAATTGGGTGACCGATCGGGCAACCGCCTGCTGAAACTCCTCAACGCTCGGCCGGCTGGGCGTCCCGTGAAGTGTCGCTGGCAGTTCGGAGATGTCGGTGGTGATCTTGTTGGACTGCACGCCGCTCTGGCCTTCTTCGTGGTCGGTATCGAAGAAGTACTGGCCGTCATAGCAGGTCTGGCTTTCACCGTTGAGCAACAGCACCGACAGCAGTCGCGCCCAGTGGGCATTGGTGCGGTCGGCCAGTTCGCCCAGGCGGATGCGCAACTGTCCGGTTTTGTCGCGGCGCAGCTCGGTGACCAGCACTTCGAGGGTGGCCTCAAAATGCAGGTTTTCGATTTCGAGATCAGCGCTGATAAAGCCCTTGGCGTGGCGACCACCAATCCATTCACGCAAGGTCGGCACCATGCCGATCCATGGATAGGTTTCTTTGGCCTGGTCGGAGTCGAACAGGTTGGACACGGCGTCGATCCAGTTCGCCCCCACATTCTGCTCGAGCAGCTCGTAAAACATGCCGATGATGGCGCGGCTGGAAAGTACTTCAGCACCCATAGGTGATTCTCCTGAAGAAGGATACGGTCAGAAAAAACAGTCTGAAAAAAAGGGTTGAGTGATACGTTAGGCTGCTACGGGGACGGCCTGGGCGGTGAACTTGACGATGCCGACGCCGGCGCGCACGAACCGGTGAACATGCCCGATCAGGCTGTTACCGGCGGCGGTGAGCAGAAACGTGCCGCTGTCGCTGGCATACACCGGTTTGCCGATGTCCGTGATCGCCAGCGCAGTGACGGGCAGTTCAACTTTGCCGGCTTCGCGAAGACGCACACGCGCTGCGGCAGCGGCACCGATTCGATTGTCGACGCCGCGATCGGCGAAGCCCACGAACAGATCGCCTGCCGCCAGAGGTCGCGCAAGGCCATTGGCCGCGACAATGCCGACCGCCGAACCTTCGAAAATTTGCACGCCGGCCGCAACCGACAAATCGTTAATGCCCCCGATCTCGTATGCGCGGGGGGTATCAAGTGTGAGAGGCATAGGATTCTCCAGAGCCATGGGTGGAAAGGGTTTACCCGGTACTTACTTTTTCAGGACCTTGACTAGGCCCCGCTCGGTAGCCTTGCGGTAACCGTGATAGGCCTCGAAGGTGCCAAACTCGGCGCGCAGCTCCTTGTCACCGTCCCAGGTAGCCTTGGCGCGCTCCTCCAGCGGCGCCTCTGGATCCTCCTTCACAGCCTCAGGCGCTGCCGGTGGCGTCAGCACGTTGGGCACTGGCGCAGGCGCCTGGGTACGAATGTCGGCCAGCGCACTGGCGCGCTTGGTTTTTTCGGCGCCGATAACCTGCGCCGCCGCTTCGGCACCGCTGGTTTTGCCGTCGAACTTGAGCGTAGCGATCAACTCTTCGTGCCCGGGCAGCGCGGCGGCTTCCACCGCCTGGATGCGTTCGCATTCGGCGCGGGCACCGGAAGCGACACCAGCGGCGTGTGCGTCATGTTCCAGGCTGGCGAGCAGCTCGGCATGATTCGCGGCCAGGTATTCGCGGTTGATAACGGGTTTGTCTGCAGTCGGCGCGGGGGCGTTACTGCTGGTGGTGTTTGCCATAGGTCTTTCTCCAGAAGAACTGCTGTTGAACTCAGCGATGAGTTGTTCAAGGGTGGATTCACGGTCGGCCATACCCAGTGCCACGGCATCGGAGCCAATACGCATATCGCCCTGGCCGAAGTCGGCCAGAACGGTTTCAACGCTGAGGCCACGGTAATTGGCGACGTCCTCGACAAAGATGTCAGTCAGCCGGTCGACATGGGCCTGGGCCACAGCACGTCCTGATTCAGTGCTGAAGTCAGGACGCTTTTTTGGGCTCTGGCTGCTGACGATCTCAAAACTGCCGTCGTCGTCGCTTTTACGCACCGTCAGCACCGTGCCTATGGAGCCCACGGCGCCGGTGCGGCTCATGACAATTTCATGGGCTGCGGCTGCCATCCAGTAGCCTGCACTGGCCGCATTACCGGATACGTAGGCCACTACCCGTTTGGGGGAGGCACGAATCATCTGGCCAAACTCAGCGATGCCGCTGGCAATCCCACCCGGCGTGTCCATCACGAGGATGATGGTGTCGGTGCGCGGATCGTCGACGGCGGTGGTGAACTCCTTGGCCAGCACATCCAGCGAGGTCGCACCGGACAGCGCCGTAAACAAGTTGGCGTAGCGGAACACCGGGCCGGTGACGGGCAGCAACGCCACATTGCCCCGCTGGGTCACCGCGCGGCTGTTCTGCAGGGGTTTGCCCTGCCTGGCCTCCAAGGCTTCCGGGCCTTCATGCTCCCGGCGGGCGATGGCGGTGATGGTCTGCAGCATGTCCGGGGTGATGGCCCAGGGTTCGCGTGATACCAGGTCGAACGCCGTCACCCGGTGCACGGGAGGTGCATCGGTTGGGTTGTCGCTCATAGTTAGGTCCGTTCAGGAAGATCAGGATTGGCCGCAGGCTCATCCTCGGGGCGAGCCGTTGGTGACACGGATAGGCCGTCATCGCGCCTACGCTTCACTTCAAGCGCACGCTGTTCGTGGTTCTCTTCCCAGTCGCTGCCGTCGTAAAGCATGGATTCCTTGGCGAGCGTGCTGACGCCAATATCGACGCGCTTTTCGGCGGCATTGATGTCTTTGAGCGGATCAACGGTGCCAGGACCATCACCCACCCACAGCGACCCGCTGTACGCATAGCGCAGCAACGGGTGGTCGAAAAACCCGGGAGCGTCGATGTCTCCCTGTGCCACAGCCTCTTCAAGCCAATGCTCGTACACGGGCTGACAGAAATGCTGGCCCAGGAAGTCACGGCAACCGCGAACGAACTGCCAAGCCTCCATCACCGCTGCACGCGCGGCGGTGTAACTGGCGGTAAAGTGCTTGATCAACACCTCATAGGGCAGCTCCAGGGCCATGCCGATCTGCCGGAGCATGGCGAGCACGAACGGATCGAACGCCATGTTCGGGCGACCGGGTGATGCGGTATCGATCGACGCACCATCGTCCAGCTCGGCGACAATGCCTCCACTGAGCGAGCCGTCCCAGCCGCCCTGGTCTCTCCCTGCGGATTTATCACCACCCACCGGGGTGTTGCCGCTAACGGCCGATGCCAGAGGGCTCAGATTGCCGGACGGCCCCGGCTTGATGAACACGGCGAAGAACGCAGACACCACCGCCGCTTCCAGTTCAGCATCGGTGTAGCGGTCCAATTGCTTGAGCTTTTCGATCACCGGCGCCAAGTACGGCACACCGCGTGGCTGGCCCACCCGACGCCGCCGGTACACATGTAGCAGCACCCGACCGCCGCGCTCGTTGAAGAACGGACGGTCATCCCAGACACGATCTTTGACGCCCAGCGCTCCTGGGTGGCTGCGCAAAATGTGAGCCTTGATCGGCGCCCCATCAGCGTCACGTTCAATACCAGCGGTGAGGGCTTCCGTGTCGGCCTTGTTGCTAGGGTTACAAACCCGGTCGGCCTCAATCAGTTGGACGCACGCCGAGTAGTGCTGACCCGGTTGTTCTTTGTGCGTGAGCAACGTAAAGACGTCACCGCTGCTCAGCACAGACCGCCAGGTCAGATCCTGCAGGCCATAGAAATTCTGCTCGCGGGTGATGTCGCAGCTGGTGGTTTCCGCCCAGGACTTGAACAGCGACTCCGTTTTGCGCTGCCACTCCCTGGCCCGGCCTTCGTCCCAGCCCAAAATCGAGCGATTGACCACCGATTTGAGCGCCAGGCCGGTGCCGACCGTCTTCGTCGTCACCGTATTGATCGCACCGCCGCCGATGGGATTGTTGCGTTCAAGATCTCGGCAGCGTTCGCGAAGCGTGGGCAAGTCGGGCAGCAAATCTGCTGCTGCGCTGCCGGCCGCAGGGTTCCATGCACTTAGCGTGCGCTTGGCCTTCGATGCGCCGCTGTACCCACCCAAGGCGGTCATGGTCAACCGGGCGTGCATGCGCTTGGCCCCGCGCTCGGGGCTGAGCCAGGTGATGGCCTTGTCCAGCAGCGTCGGCTCTGGCACTTTCGGTGCGCGGCTCATCGCGGCGTAATCCCACGCAGCACGATCCCCCGGGGACGGCCACTTTCCAGGCGATCAACTTGCTGTTGCCAGTAGTCGATCGTCTTGGTGATTTCGGCAAGGTCGGCGTATTCCAATTGCCGGGTGCCGATGCGATAACTCTGCTTTTGGCTGACCTTCATGCTCGCATCGAGCCAGGCTTGCAGTTGGCCCTGCGCTTGTTCCAGGGTGATAGCCATGAATTAATTCCTGCGTTGGGAGAGCACACGCATTGCACTACGGCGCCCAGAAACAACTCTCCCGCCAGAAGGCGGGAGATTAGGTGGTTCGACTGGTGTCGGTTCCGGACTATCCCCATCCGATTCGGGAACGGGTTCAGCCTCGGATTGATCCAGCTCGGGTGGGTCAAACAACGCACCCTGACGGATCTGTGCATCGAGCCCCGCCCAGTCTTGCTCCCGCATCAAATGCGTTTTCAAGGAACGGGCCGCGTGCAACGCATACGTCTCGCAGTCGGTACCTTCGTTCGGTTGGCCGGCCTTTTTCTGCCAGACCTTGCGGTAGTGGTGTCGCCGGCTGGGCGCCTTCACTTCGGCGGTGATTTGCCGGAAATAATCCGGGCGCACCGTTTTGTAAAAGTGCATCCGACCAGGGCCATCACCGGTCAATGGCAGACGGCCCTCAATCCACAGATCCTTGGCCCGCGAGGTACCGACAATGTAAGGGCGCAGACCGTACTTCGAGGCCTTTTGCTCTTTGTCAGTGTCGACGCCTTGCCGAGGCGAACTGAAGATTTCCCGGCGCTCATCGTCGCGGGTGTTGCCACGTTCGCTCGCGCCCTTGATCGCCATCACGCCGTTGCGCTGATGCTTACGGCAAAACGCATACGCCGCGTCCTGGGTGATGGTGCCGTCCGAGGTATCCAGCGAAGTAGCCAACACCCTCAGCTTGGCGCCGCAGGCGTGTGGAATCGGCGCAAACAGCAGTTTTTCCAGATCAAGCCAGACGCCTTGGTCAGGCAGCACCACCTCGCCGTAGATCTCGCCCCAGTAGATCAGCCAGGATTCCTCGCCTCGGCCCCAGGCCCGCATGACCACCGCCAGGCGATCGTGCTGCACGTCGACGCCGGCGGTGATTACCAGGCCCCCCATGGGCACAAACATTTCCGGGTAGTCCTCCGCTCGCTCAGCCAGTTTATCGGCCTCAGGCAGATCGGATTTGTACTCGTAGGCGCGCCCCTGCTTCTGGTTGACGAACTTGATCAGCAACGACAGGTTGCCAATCGACGCCTGGTGTTCGGCGTTGAGTTTCTCCCGCACGATGTCGGCCAGGCTGGTACCGGGCAGGCACGCGTACAATTCGTTCAGCTCAATGAATCCAGCACGACCGGCAAAGGGTTTGGTGGGCACCCAGCCGCAATAGGGGTCGCCGGCATCAATCGCATTGAACACCGTGTTGCGGATGTTCTCTTTGCGCTGGTAGTCGTCCCAAATTTCGCCACAGTGCGGGCACCCGTAGCCTGCGGTCTCAGGATCCGCTCGGCCGTAGATCTCGTGGGGCTGGGCGTCCTCATCAATGTCGAGCCACTTGATATGGGCGAAGTCCAACACATGCGACTTGTCGCACGCGTGGCAGATGATCGGCAACACGCGGCAATCGGTCTGGGCCAGGCGCGCTTCGGTCTTGCTCGCGCCCTTGATCGCCGGCGTACCGCCTACCAGCATCTTGGAGCCGGGGTAGCGCTTGCCGCGCTCCTCCAGCAGGGCGATCGCATCACCCTGCCCCTTCACGTCGTCGCTCGTGTCGTCCGGTTCTTCCACCACCGACAAGCCCACCGAGGACGTGGACTTAACGTTGCCGGGAGAGTTCGACGCCACCAGTTTGAGGAACCCGCCCGGGAATGTCTTATGGTCCCAACGGTTGCCCGAGGTGCGACTAACGTCGACCGGCATCAACTTGGCTACTTCAGTGTTGGCCGTCACTCCGAACTTGAGCTTTTCGTCATGAAAGTTTTTGCCGTCCTTTTCCTTGGCGAACAGGATCATGATTGGGCGCGGCAGGTTATGGATGAACTTGAACAGGTAGCCGATCAAGAACCACGTCCAGCCGATCTGCGCCGCTTTCATCAGATCCACCTCACTCACCCGTGGATCGTCCAAGGCGGCGGCAACGCCGAGAAAGTAAGGTGTGTATTGGAAATCGTAGAGGCCGTGCAGTACGCCACTTTCAGCGGGTAGGTAAAACTCGGTGCTCAGGTAGTGCGCGGTCGGAATGTCACGCGGCGGGTTGAATTTCCCCGCTGCTGCCGACAAGCTCCGCGCCAAGTTTTCGCGCGTAGCCTGCAATTCGCTCGGTCGTAGGTCCAGCAACTTTGGCCACCACTGTTCGATCAACCGTGAGTTTCTGCACGTTCTCGATTTCCTGAATGATGCGTTCAAGGCCGCCCAGGTATTCCCGGTTTGCGAAACTGGCCCAGTCAGACAGCGCCCGCTCTGCCTCACCGGAAGGAATCAATGAACGCAGTTTTTCGTAATACACCAACCGCCCGTTGGCTGACTTCTGCTGCAGATCATCGATCCGCGCTCTGTTGAGTTCCTCAAGCTGGCTGCCCCCGCGCCCAGCGGCTTTCGCGCGCAAATCGCGGATATAGGCCGTTCGGATCTCGTCCATGCTTGCCGTTTGCCAATCAAGGGTCAGGCCCTTGAGCACGTCGCGGGCATTACGCTCGCTCATGTCCAGATGCTCGGCGATTTCATGTTGGGTTGGCATGGTCTGGCCCTGTTGCTGGGAGGGAAGCGGAACCCCCCATGTCGGGTTGAATCTGCAAAAAAGTCGGGGTTCGAATTACCCCGATGGCCCCGCAGCCTGGAAGGACCCATTGATTTTGGGTCGCTGGTAGACCTGTCAAGCCAAAAACCCGACAAACCATTGAAAAATCGCCATTTTTTGAAAAGAAATTGCACGAAACCGCCAAGAGGTCAGCCTCGCTCCATCTCCCTTGCCAGGGCGCGTCGGAACAGCGGCTCGAACTCAGCCTCGGCTACGCGATTGGCTACCCCGTAGAAGTCAAAGCGCCGTCGATACGTCGGGCGCTTGACGAAGATCAGGATGGGCCGTGCCCCATTACCGACCCGCTGCCAGATACCCAAGGGGCCGGTGCCATTGCCAGGCCGGCCCACGAAGTAGTCCGGTGCATTGCGATTACGGCGCCGGCTGCGCTTAGTGCGGTTGGCCATGAAGCCCGACACCCGCTCAGCTGCTCCGAGTGCGGACAGGATCTGTACGATCTGGCCGCGACTGATGTTGCCGTTACCATCCATCCTGGCGCGCCGACCAGGGACGGCATACATGTCCGCTGGCATCAAGCCGTAGTGGATCAGCGCTTTCTCAAATCGCTTGTGTGGTCGGTTGCCACCGTCAATGTGGACCGGCAGGTACTTGGACGCGGGCACGCCTGAGCTGGCTTCGTCCTTGATCCACACACGGGCAAACAGGCGGCTGGTCGTGGCACTGCGCTTGAAGACCGAGTTGAGCGTCCACCGTGTGGGCCTATCGAACACTCGCTCAAGCTCGGCCTTCTCTGCCGCCTGTACGCGTTCAGCGGTGAAGGTCAGCGCTTTGGCTGCGGCTATCGGCACCTTCGACTTGCTGAGCCCACGCATCTCTCTGACGATCTTGTCGATGTTGTCACGCATCTCAAGTCGCATCATGGTCATTGCCCTTGGATGTTTAAGGTCCGGCCTCACCCTTGGCTTCTGCCTCCTGCAGCCCCAGGCGCTTGGCGGTCCAGCGCTCGTATAAGCCGATGGCAACGTCTGCACCTGCCATCGCTGTTAGGCATCCCAGCGCACCGGACGTCCAGATCGACATACCCGCGGCGTACAGCAGCATGATCGCCGAGACTCCGCACACCACGCAGGCGCCGGACCGAAGTGCCAATCGTCGGATCAAGGCCCAGCCACGCGTCCCCTCCTTGTCTGCCCGCCACATCTCACCCGACACACCGCCCACCAGGGCCAGGACGATCACTAACCAGATCGGCATTTCTGCCAGCGCTTGCTGTTCGTTCGTCATTGCCTTGCCCCTTAAACGAAAAAGCCCTGCATTGGGCAGGGCTTGAATGAGAAGTTAGTCAGATTAGGTTTGAGGAACGGGGACCTCATCAACGCTAATGCAGTGCTCAATATCCGTGATTTTCTGGAGAGCTTGCTCAGCAGTTGAATACGCGCCAAACATTCGCCCTTGATAAAAAACAACCCATACAAATTGGATGTCCGCTTCACCAGAATGCCCAACCACCAACGTCTTGAATCTTTCAGCCAAGTCGTCGACATGCATCTGTGCCATGCCACGCAAAACCATGACGCTCTCCCTGAGTGTAGTCAAAGGCCCTATTTTCAGGCCTTCGACAATGTGAGCGCAAAAAAAAACCGACTCAATGGTCGGGTTAAGACCACTCCTCAGTCCAGCCCCCAAATGAGAGGGATGGAGGGCGGACTGAGGAATGGCGGCACAATCATATCAGAGCTTGCTGAGAATTCATCATCGCGTCGACGCGCAAACAAAAAGCCCTGCACTAGGCAGGGCTCAAAGCATTGTCATTCTAATGGATGGGAAGCACATTGCCGTGCAAACTCAACCTTTTGCTTCTGTCGAGATAGTTGTATCCGGCGTTGGTAACTCGCTGGATGCGTATATCCGGCGACTCCCCTTCAGCGTTGACACACCCCATATCAACAAGCAGTTCAATGTGGCCATCCACAACAATGGCAGACCATTGGCCTAGCTGCTCAGGGGAGAAGCGACCACGAACATCCTTAGCCGATAAATCGAGCTTCCAGTCATCGGAGTCCTTGATGCAGACCTCTAAGATTTTCACCAACAGCTTCTGATCTCGTTCCATTTCTCAGTTCCAAAGGAAAATTGTCTGTACGAAGTAGTACGTCTGAGGAGAAATGAAAAAACCCGACGCAAAGGCCGGGTTTTTGGTGAGATCGCTGTTTGCGTACCTCTTTGAACATGACTGATTTATACCCCTCCAGTCCGGTGGCAGCAAGAGCTCAGCGCTGCCACCCTGCAATCAACGGCAATACACCAGCAATCAACGGACATATAACGTTACTGGCTCTAGCGCCGCAAGCATGGACCCTCTTGTCCCACTGATTTCAAGAGAGGCGCGACGTCTGAAACACCGATAAATCAAAGCGGCGCCCTTCCGTCCTACTATTTATTACTTTTTCCATGTAAAGGGAGAATTAATAAACGCTGCGCGTACGCGCGCGCGTATGTGGGTGTGTGCGCCACATGCGGGAAAGATGCAAAAAAGGTGGGACGGTGGGCCATCATCAATTAACACGCGGCGCGCAGATGACCCACCCGCCAAAACACTAGCAGGCCGTACAGGGACGCGCCGCGCCATCAAGCTACGCGCTCCAGCAGCATGCCTGCGATCTCCAGATGTGCCGAATGCAAGCGCGCATAGAACTGCGTTCGACCACACCCGCAGTGCGCCCATTTCTGGCGTTCTACGCTTTCATGGTTCAGGTAATGCTCTTGCACCACTTGGGCCAGATGCCAGGACAGACGCTTGTTTACGATCACCTCAATGTCTGCACTCCATGGCAGCAGCATCTTCGAACCACCGCGTGTGCCTCGAATCAATTCCCCCCGGCAATCGATCAATTGACCCAACATACTGCTGGCAGATCTGTCAGGGCCACCGCCACCGTGCATGTCGAGCGCCCACAATTTCAACATCTCATCCATTTCCGGGATCAAAATGCGGTCTCCTGCCTGGACACCGCCGACCCTCGCTTCCACTCCGGCGGTTTCACATACTCATAGCTGCGCACACCACGTACACAGTTACCCTTGCGCCGGCGGGGCCAATTCATCCGATGCATAATCTTGCCGATGCGCATTTGCTCGGGTCTACCCCAGTGGCTTGGATCGATGTTAAGCGCATGCTCAAGCAAGTGCGCGCCCGTCACCGTATCGCCAATATGCTTGTCGGCCAGGTAGCCGACCACCAGGTCTTCCCACATATCTGCCTGATAACGCTGATCCTGCTCGGCTGCGAAAACATCAGCCTCATCGCGCTCCACCCACCATATGTCACCTGCGCGAAAACAGGCTAACGCTTCGGCCCAGAGTTGATCACGGTCGGCTCGCAGTCCCTCAAGATCAACTTTGGTACACATTACCGGCCAGTAACGGCGGTTGCCCGTATCGTCCTTCAGGTACTCATCCTGGTTGGTCGTGCCGATAAAAACGCTCTGCCGGGGAACATCCAGCATCCGCCGGCCATAGCTCTCGCGGTAGGTATCGATGGGCGATGAGACGAATTGCTTGGCCTTGGTCGACTCTGCCTTGTTCAGTGAGTCCAGCTCAGCCATCTCAACAATCCACTTGCCCCGGATCGCCTGATAGGCGTCTTTGCTGCTCAGGTCAAACGATGTATCCATGAACCACTCGCCGCCCAATACTCGCGCAGCCGTAGATTTCCCCTCGCCCTGCAAGCCTTCCAAAATCAACATTGAGTCAGCCTTGCAGCCAGGTCGACACACGCGTGCCACCGCAGAAATCAGCCAGCGCTTGCCCACCTTGCGGGTGTACGAACTATCCATAACACCCAGCCGATCCTGCAACCAACGCTCAAGGCGTCGCACGCCATCCCACTCAAGGCTTTCAAGATACTCTCGCACCGGGTGGTAGGCGTTGTCATTCGCCACCGCACTTACAGCCTCAACAACGTGGGCAGTCTTCACCCGTAGCCCGTAAACATCAGCAAGCCACAGCGCCACCCTGATGTCGTCAAGATCGGTCCAGTCCCCCTTGCCCCCGCCATACGGAGGCGTACGCAGCTTGCGCGTCTTCGAACTGAACGAATCCCAGGCGATTACCCCGGCCCAGCGTTTATCGTTACCCAGAATCAATGCCACGTTGAATGGGTGTACGATCAATCCTCCTTTTTCAGAGTACTGCAGCTTCTCACGCCACCCCTCATCGGTAGAGGGTCGAACCACCGCCAACACCTGGCGGCGCACTGTGTCCATGCCCTCAGCACAATGCAAGTCGTTAAAGTCCGTCCAGCCGTCTTCCCGGTCGTTATCGAATACCGGAGTAACCACCTGCCCACCGACCACAACCGACGCATTGCCAGCCTTGATTACCCCCGCGTTATACGGGTGCCCATTCACAACCGTCTTCCAATCATCATCTGCGCAAAACACCAGTTGCCGGCCGGGATACTTTGTGCGCATAGCTTGTGCCACCGGCAGCAGATTGCCGGCATCAAAGCAAATGCATACCGTCAGCGAGGTCGCCATGTGCAGGCTGGCGCCGGTCGCGTATCCCTCAGCAATCAAAATCACATCGCCTGGCTCAGGCTCTGGGCCAATCAGATGAAACGCGCCTTCCTTCGCCAAACCGTACGGCCAGTAGGTTTTGTTCCGACCCGTAGCAGCCTGCTTTTCCGGGTACAACACCTGTAGCCCAACAATATCGCCTTTAACATTGCGCATAGGCACGAAAGCCGTACCGCTCTTCGCCCTGTAACGCAGACCAACGCCAACTACCCGCTTGGCATCCAAGTAACGCGAACTGCCCTTTTCAGAGAGGTGCTTCCACATACCTGCAGCGCGCCGGGCGGCAGTGCGGTGCTTTCTATCCTCAGCCAAGGCGGCTTTACGCTGGCCCTCCTCGGCCCTGGCACGCATTACCGCTCGATCTTCAGCGCTCAGCCGCCCGCCCTTAGGCTTGATCTTCTGCCAACTGCCTTTTTCACCCTGACGCCAGTCGCCAAATGCGCCGCAATACAGTGTTTTGCCGTCACCAGTCAGATGCTCATAGATCACATACCAACCGGTTTTCTCCGGGGCCTTATCACCGTCGCACTCGCAACGCGTTCGCTTACCAATCACCAGTGGAGTTTCTGGTTTAAGCCCGTAGTCCTGCAACTGGGCCAACACATCATCAAGTAGTTCGTGATTAGTCATGTCCGTACCCCACGCCGGTCTGCCAGGTCCTGGCAGTCAGTGCAGCGCGTACAGCCGCGATCAAGCATTGCCAACCGCCGAGCCTCTAGGATGACATCCCCGCAGTCCACGCACTCGAGTGTACATTGGCCTGGATTGGCAGTAGGTCGCGCGGCCATGGCCACCGCGAGATTAAGAGCAATGACGTTATCAGCAACATCTGCGTTGTCAGACATAGCTCAGGTCCTCCGCATGCATCTTGCGGAGCACCGCGCGCAACTTGAACACTGCCTGCACCATGCGCTCGGCCAGCAGTTCAAACTCAGCCAGTTCGTCATCGTCCAATTTGTCATCGGACAATGAGGTAGATACATGCGTAGCTAACTCCCCCTCACGAGAAAGCAACTCGCCAATGCCTGCCATCAGCGACTGCGCCGTGTCGGTGTCGCTCAACTCGGAAACGTCGATTCCCACCCAACCGATGGGATGCAGCAACGCATCTACGATGCGTGGGTCGCGCGTGGCATCCAGCACCAATTCAAGATCGCCGATGTTAGGCATGTGGCTGGTATTGGTCAGGCTCAGCTTATGATTGAGGGTAGTAGCGTTGCAGCCGTCGATAGCGGCAATGGCAGTGGCGCCGCCCGGATAATCACGTGCGGCGTGGAGCAAAGCTTGCGGTAGAGTCAACAGCGAACGCCGTGCGCGCTCAATGGAATTGAACTGTTTACGGTTCATGGCAAAACTCCAAAAACTCTGCCAGTGACCGCTGCATGCCTGTTTGGTACAGTTGTGCTGTGGTCACTTACAGGTGGTCGCATGCAGCCGGTTGCTCTGTGGTAGAAAACCCGGCTGCACCCCGATGGCAAGGCACACGCTCCGCATGTGCCCTTCCGTTACAGCCTGCAGACCGTGGTGGGTTAGCAGACAACCCAAGGCATCCGTGCCTTGGGGGGTGGTGGAACGGCGCGTTGTATTGGTTTGCTCCGCGCCGCTCTGCCTTTTACTTCGTTAAGCGGCCTGCTGGCTTGACGCTTTATCTGTCGCCCTGAGCTTTCCATTGGTAAGCACTTGAACCTGGTACTGGCGTGACTGCGGCGGCTCAGTGCCCCATTGCGATACTGCAGCAGGGGATACTTTCAGAGCCGCAGCCACTTTAGATTTCCCTCCGAAGAAGGCGATTACTTCTGTCGTGAGCATGGTGCTCTCCTGTTTGCCTGCCCAATACAGTAAGTACACTTAATTTATTTGGCAAGCAAATGAAGGACTCCAAACAGAGTAAGCCTTAAGCTAGCTTAATGAATACTCCAGCAGAAAGAATCGCATACGCCATTTCCAAGTGCGGAAAGAAAGCCAGCGTCTTGGCCATAGAGTCCAACCTGAGTGCTGCCAGAATTAGCCAGTTAGCCCAGGGAGACGGGAGTCTCAAGGCTGAAAATCTTTTTCTATTCGCACGCGCTACTGGGTTCTCCGCCCAGTGGCTTGCCGAAGGCATAGGGGACAAATATGACGCCGGTACCCTCGAAGAGGTCCATGTGCTGATCCCCCAATTCACCGCCAAGGCGGGTGCAGGCCCGGGACACACAAACCACCACATAGAAGACCTCGGCGGCCTAATGTTTAGGCGAGACTGGCTTACCAGAATGGGCTTGAAGGAAAAGAACCTCAAGGTCATCTACAGCTCAGGAATGAGCATGTTCCCGACCATTGCTGATGATGATGTGCTGCTGATTGACGAAGGCCAGCGGGAGCCGTTGAACGGCAGAATCTATGCAATTCAGCGCCCAGACGGAGACGTCAGCATCAAGCGCTTAGTCCACACGCTCACCAACGGTTGGATAATTCGCAGCGACAACGAGGACAAACGCGCTTATCCCGATGAGAACGCTACCGATACAAGCATTGGTCATCTACTCATCATCGGGCGGGCCGTATGGCACGCCGGAGCCCTCTAATTGTAGGTCTCTTAACAAAAAACATAAGCAATCTTGACTTAAAAAGTTAAGAGAACTTTAATTACCTCACTCTCCCACCACAGAGCGAGGCAATTCCCATGCAACCAGCAACCTTGCACGTACTCCCAACGTGCCCAGAAAGCCGCGTTTTCGAGGTGCGCCGCCTAGCCATAATCCACGGCTGCGCCTTTGCCCCCACCAAACGCAAATCAACCACCAGCCCAACGCCTACCCCCTTCAATCCAGATGATGGAGGGCGTGCAGCATGAGTAGACTATCTCTCAACGCCAGCGCCTACATCCGTCTACAGGCCCAGGTAAACCTTAGTGGCACGTTCAATCACACCCTGCATTCGTGTGATGGCTGCCAATCCGTAGCGGCTCAGGTCGAGATCGAACAGTGCACCGCCGGCATCACGGTGATGGTGCGCATCTGCGGGACGCGCAATACATCAATCACCCTCGATAAGCACCGCAAAAACAACGCCACGCGCGTTGCGAGCTTTATCGAAGGTATCGCCAATGGCCGCCTCCCTACCGGTGTACCCGACGTAGATGAGCATGAAGCTGTCAGCGATATAGAGGCCACCCTGCGTCTGGCCATCCGACGTGGGCGCGGCATTTACCATCTGATCGCTGACGAACTGGAGCCCTCTGTACAGATCCAGCGCCACCCACGCGGCGGCTATATCGCCAAGCTCGAAATCGACGACGACGCCGGCTGCCTACTCACCCTGCCCGCCGACAACCAGCGCGCCTACGCAATCTTGGCTGAAAACCTAAATCAATTCCTGCAGGGCTACCGCAATAGCCTCGCAGCCGTCGCGTGAGGTGTCGTCATGAGCCTATCCCTCAAACGCGTAGCCGGACGCCTAGGTTTGGGTCACCGCGAGCTGATGAAACGCATGCGCGACAAAGGCCTGCTGGATCAATACAACCTGCCAAGCAACCCTGCCTTGACCAAAGACTTTTTGGTCACCCGTGAGAGTCGCTGGTTTCACGAGAAGCTTGGCATTCAATACAAGCGCACCACGCGGGTGACCGAAGTTGGCATTTCCTGGCTGGCCAGGCAGATCGGTATTGAGCGCCCAGCCCCACCCGCCGTGCCTGACCCGCGAGAAGTCGCGTAATGAGACAGCCTGAAGCATGGCCGCGCCAGTACGCCCGCCAGATCACGGCGATGCGATCCCGAGAGGAACGCATCACTGCGCTGGCAGAAGTACCGGAGCACCTACGTGATCTGGTACGTACCCACGTTGAGATCGCCTGGAACCACCCCCGAGGGAACACACATGGACCGCAAACTGATTGATACCCTACTAATCGAACTACTGAACCTGCCTGAAGAACGTCGTACGGCTGAGAAAATTCTAGCCAACCTCACCCTGGCCGCCACCGCCGCCGACGCTTCCCTCGCCATCACCGGCGCACCGCTGCAAATCGAGCACCTACAACTGGCGGCTGCTCTCGACCAACTCGTGATCGATCTCGGCCCCAACTACCGTGCTCGCGCCATGCTGCGCCTTGGCAACGGCATTGAGGGCGTTGAGCTGGGTGGCGTTCTCGAACCGCTAGACAGCACCTCACCACTGCCGCGTTTCGTGGCATTTGGCAGCACGGCACGGACAGCACTGGCAGCCATCAACCGTGACATTAGAGCGAGCCACCAACCCCACACTAAAGAACCGACGCAACGTAAATCGGGAAAGCTGACGCTCGGCACGCTCAAGGCGCAAGTAGATAAGGCGAATGCAGCATGACGGCCTCCGTACAACGCGAACTGCGCCTGCCGATAGCGCCCAGAAGTCAGACCGTTGACCTGTTGTACCGAACTCTCGGGGATCTGCTCGTACCCGTAGAACAGGTACGAGAACGCTACTTCAGCAATCTCAACCAGGACAACTTCACTCGCGCACTGGCAAGCGGCCGTGTAGCGCTACCCATCACCACTCTGGATACCAGCGCCAAGCGCCCCCGGTTTATCGACATCCGCCATCTGGCCATCTTCATTGATACGCAGGCCGATGCCGCAGACGAGGAGCTGACAAGCAATCAACCCAGTCAGACGAGCGATGACTCTTTAACCAACACACTTCGATAACAGCTGAACCACCGCAACCGCTGCACCACCAGCCAAGCGGAACACAACAGCAGGAGCAAACCACATGACTGCATTTGAAATTTTCGCGTTGATCAGCTTCGTAATTGCACTCGCCATTCTGTACTGGGTCGGGTATCGAGGCGGATTGAAGGATGGCTGGAGCGATGGTTACGACGACGGCCACGGTAAGGGCTATATCGAGGGTATTGAGGAAGGCGAGTCGTCGGGCGCTACTGCTCTCGAAAACGCCACGCGCCGATGCGAACGCCTGGAACTGATTTTGATCAGGGAACCCCAGGACCGTCAGATCCTGACGGCCATCGCGGGAAAACTCAAACTCGCCGCCGACTTCTTTCAAGCGATCAAATCGGAAGGCCACGCAACCCAAGCACTCATTCTGCGCGACCACGCTTTGAGCATGGCAGCCGAGTTGGATTCCTTCTATCAGGAGGATGCAGCATGAGTCGCGCTATCCCAATGCTGCGTCTGACGCCCCAGGCCGCTGGAACACTGCAACAGCAGTACACCAAGGCTATGAAGGAACTGAACGCAATGACTCGCCATAACAAAGAGTTCGACCGGCAACTGAAAGCGCTGATCGGTTACGACGCACTGCGCGAATTGCATAAGGCAACTGACAACGCCCTGCTGCTGGCCGATCTCGTGAAGGAGGCCGCATGAACTGGATCCTCACCCACACCGGCAGACGTTTTGATCTGTTCGAGCCTGACGCCGACATGATTGATCCCCGGGACATCTCCCATTCACTGGCACACCTCTGCCGCTTCAACGGGCACACCCGCGAGTTCTACAGCGTGGCGCAACACAGTTGCATCGTCGCCGAGCTGGTGCCGGAAGAACACAAGCTCGCTGCCTTACTCCACGACGCGCCAGAGGCGTACCTGGGCGACATGACCAAGCCACTTAAGCAGTGGATACATGCATACCAGGACTTCGAAGACTGGGTGTGGCAACGCGTGTGCCAGCGCTTCGACATCGCGGCAGAACTCCCTGCATGCGTTCACCAGGCCGACTTAATTGCACTGGCCACCGAACGCCGCGACCTGATGCCAACCGATCCGGCTATCTGGGATTGCTTGGTCGGCATACAACCCATGGCTGAAATCATCCGTCCATGGCCTGCCGCAGAAGCACGACTCACCTACCACCAGCGCCTGATGGACCAACTCGCTGTCGAACATCGGAGGAAAGCGGCATGAAGAATCAACAGGAAAACATCAGCGCCGGTGCCGCTTTGCTCCGCAGCACCAGTGGTGTCAACACGTCAGAAACAAACAGTCTCTGCTGCGCAGCAGCAGGCATTATTGCTCCTTCAAGCGCCACTGCCGAGGCACATATACCCCACGAAAAGCTGCGCGGGGCAGCGGTCAGTAATGCAACGCTTACCGCTTCGGGACGCCCGCTCGCGCAGCCTGCTTTGGGGTATACGCAAGTCTCGAATGCTGCTGACCAAGATTGTCCAACCTGCCGCGATTGGCCTGTGGGCTTCTGCGATGAATGTATTGCCGCCGGGAGGACTTGGTAATGCTTAAGCGAACCCTCACCCACTTCCACCTCTGCTGCGGCCTCGGCAGCGGCGCTGCTGGTTTCAGCGACTCCAAACCGGTCCTAGGACCAGTGCAAGCTGAATGGCGCTGCCTGGGTGGCGTCGACGTCGACCCTGCCGGGTTGCGCGATTTCCAAATGATGACCGGCGTACCTGGCACGCTGATAGACCTGTTCACCCGCGAGCAATTCACGGCGTTCCACGGCCAGCAGCCTCCCACCGGTTGGAAGGAAGCGACCGCCGAGGATCTACGACGCGCCGCCGGCAATGAAGACCCTGACGCGGTATTCATCAGCAGCCCCTGCAAAGGGGCCTCGGGCCTGCTGTCCGAGAGAATGAGCCAGACGCCCAAATACCGGGCACTCAACGAGCTGACGTTGCGCTGCGTTTGGCTGATGTGCGAAGCCTGGAAGCACAACCCGGTATCGCTGATCGTCTTTGAAAACGTCCCGCGCCTGGCCACCCGTGGCCGCTACCTGCTGGATCAGATCACCAAGCTGCTCAGGCACTACGGTTACGCGGTGGCTGAAACCACCCACGACTGCGGTGAAATCGGCGGGCTGGCCCAGAGCCGCAAGCGCTTCTTGCTGGTGGCCAGGCACGTCGAAAAGGTACCTGCGTTCCTATACGAACCGGAAAAGCGCAGCCTGCGCGCCGTTGGTGACGTGTTAAGCCGCATGCCGCTGGCCGGCGATATCGATCAGGCGGGGCCGATGCATCGGGTTCCAGCGTTGCAGTGGAAAACGTGGGTCCGCCTAGCCCTGGTTGAAGCCGGCAAGGATTGGCGCAGCCTGAGCCGGTTTGCGATCGAGGACGGGTACCTGCGCGACTTTGTGATCGTGCCGGAATACCGCGCCGGTTACATGGGCGTACACGACTGGCAGGACACTGCCGGCACGGTCGCCGGCCGGTCGAGCCCAACCAACGGCAAGTTCTCCGTTGCCGCCCCTCGACCGACCAGCAAATTCGAATACACCCAATACGGCGTGCTGCCCTATGACCGTCACTGTGGTGTGGTCACCGGCCAACGCAGCCCAGAACAAGGAACGTTCAGCGTTGCCGACCCACGCATGGGCGGCGAGCGGCACAACAACGTCTTCCGGGTAGTTCGCAACGACCAAGCCGCCGGTACTGTTACCGCAGGGCACGGCCCCAGCTCCGGCGGGCAGGCAGTGGCTGACCCTCGACAACCGTCGAAGGGCTTCGGCAAGTACCTGGTCACTGATTACAGCAAGCCGGCCGGCACCGTCATCGCCGGCAGCACCACCGGGCAAGGCGCTTTCGCCGTGGCAGATCCCGCCTACAAAAAAAGGCACCCGAATGCCAGCACGCAAAAGTTGCGGATCACGCCCTGGTGCAAAAACGCCAAGACCGTGACCGGCTCACAACAGGTTGCAAGTGGGGCTATATCGATCACAGATCCTCGCCCGGGCATGTCACGCACCAAGGGCGACGCCTACCTGACCGGCGGACATTACGGTGTCGTCGACTACAACACCCCGGCCGGCGCCGTGTCCGCCAGCGCTTGCCACGACAATGGCCGGTGGTCAGTTGCAGACCAGCGCATGCCGGCGCCGAACGACCGGCTGACCTGCATGGTCACCAGCCTCGACGGCACCTGGCACCGCCCTTTCACCACGCTGGAGTTGGCCGCGCTGCAATCGTTGTTTGATCCAGAGGACCACTGGTCAGCAGATCCACAGACCGCCCATGAGATCGAGCGTATGCAGCGCGTTCGGAAGATTGAACAGGCGGGAGTCTTCCGGCTGGACGGAATCAACGACGGCCAGCACCGGGAGCGGATTGGCAACGCGGTACCACGTGCGGCCGCACGAGCAATGGCGGATGTTTTCGGCATGACGCTGCTGCTTTCCGAGGCTGGAGAGACGTTCATGCTCAGCAACATTTCGGTTTGGGTGCGGCCGGTGGCGATTGCGCTAAGTGTGGTGCAGCAGGAGGTTGGCATATGAACGTTTTCCTATTGCTGTACCTGTGCGCGGACGCAACCCGTACAGACTGCCAGGTGGTGAAGGCTGATAGCTGGAAGGGACCTCACGCCTACGAACAATGCCTTGACGTTCTGCCTGATCTGACCGAGGCGCTGACTGCGCCCAACCGGAAACGACACAGATTCGCGTGTGAGATCCAATCCGACGGCGCACAACCCGCAGAGCAGAAGCTACTGCCGTCGCGCGCACATCAATCGTTTCGGATGTAAGAGGAGAGGTGCATCAATGAATACTCAGAAAGAAACCGTGAAAACACGGGAGGCAGCATGAGCGCAGCAGAAAAACTCGACTTCAACATCACCCCCGGCGCCTGGTTTCGCCAGGATCTGCTGTACCCAGTCTTCGGCCTAAGCACCGAAGCGGTTCGCAAGTACCGTTCCCGCGGTCTGTGGCTTGAGGGCAAGCACTGGCGTTACGACCCCGCTAACGTGATCGTCTACAACCGCGAGGCCATTGAGCGCTGGATGGAAGGAAAGCCATGATCGACAAGATGCCAACTGGCGTGGAGATGAACGGCAAGCAACTCCGCATCTGGTTCATCTTCAACGGTCAACGGTGCCGGGAACCCCTGGAAGGGATCTCGAAGGTAAACAAGGCCGCGATCGCCTACGCCGACAACAAACGACGTACCATTCTCGCGGAAATCAAGGAGGGCCGCTTCGATTATGCGGCCCACTTTCCGAACTCGCCCAGGGCTGCCATGTTCACGGGCACAGGCGGCCCGTCACTCAAGCGCACAGTGAAGGAAGGCATTGACCGGTGGCTGGAGGTCCAGCGCGCCCTCAAAGCATCAAGCACGGTGGTCAACTACGTGAGCAAGGCCGTGCACGTAGAGAACAAGTTCGGCAAACGCCGAATCGTCGACATCAGCAAAAGCGACATCGAGCTGTTCCAGGCGCAGTTGCTCAAGCAAGGGCTGGCTCCAAAGACGGTAAATGACATCTTCACCGTCGTGCGCGGTGTCTGGGCTGACGCGTTTGGTGACGGCATCCTGAAAGCCAATCCGCTCGATAGGATCAGAAACGTCGGATCGGACGTCGACCTGGAGCATGCCGACCCCTTCAGTCGCAACGAGATTGAGTCGATTGGCAAAGCAGATCCCGACCGTCGACCTGATACCCGAATGATTGAGTTCAACTGCTGGGCCGGATTGTCCCTTTCCGAACTCATCGGGCTCGCCGTTGAAGATGTAGATCTTGAAGCCGGCCTGGTACACATCCGCCGCGCATTGGTCGTCGGAGAATTCAAAGTCCCCAAAGAGCGCTCCAGGGTCCGAGCCATCGAACTCATAGACCCAGCCCTCGAACTGATGCGAGAGATAGTTGCCGACGCGAAGGAAGCAGTAGCCGAAGAGATCACCGTTATACAACGCGACAACATCACGTCCAAGAAGATGAGAGTCAGGTTCCTTTTCCGCAGCTCGACCAGCGGTTTGCTCTGGAACGGCAAGACATTGAGTAACTGGTTCACCGCCCATCTGAAAAAAGCAGAGGTCCGCCACCGAGGCGCCAACCAATGCCGCCACACGTTTGCCAGCCAGATGCTGTCGAGTTACGTTCCGGTCGAATGGGTGGCCAGGCAACTGGGGCACGCCGATACAACCATGGTGCGAAAGCATTACGGGAGATGGATACCGAAGGACACCAAGAGCATGGCTGGCATAGTGTCAAAGATGCTTGGATTTCGTGAGAACTAACGACATGCCCACGTAAAGGTGGGCATGACGCTTTTCGATTTCAGCGGTTACTTGGATGAACTGCAGCCTGTAATACGGCAACAATTTCATGCGGCCCCATCAGACGGTTTATGAGTTGAGCTCGTATCGGTTCAAACACTTCATACATCCGCGCGTACATTTCGACTACTGGGCAGTGCGAGTTCAAAGTAGCGACATCTTTCATCGATTCAAAGCGATCCAGATCATTCACCAGGTAACGAACAGCCCGTCTGTGGTCAAGTTCGTTATTGCCGTCATAGCCACGGAATTGAACCAGGGAAGACGCGTGAGGCACCTCACCTTCGACTATCGCCCGTTCAGCGGGAGAAAGTCTTTCGAAGCTATCTCCTAGAAACGAATACATGTCCAGGGTATCAACGACTGCCGTAACATGAGGCGGGTTATGGCCTTGTTCGTCTCTAATATCGTATGCCCAATCGAGAACCCATAAGTCATTCGATGCAATGGCACTGCTTACGAGCTCGGGATCAAAGCCGTCATTGATCCCGAGCTTCTTGTAGATCGCGCATAGCATCTGCACTGTGAGCTGTTCAATCACTGTAGGTTGCAT